GCCGTGGCGGGTCAACTGCATCAGCTTGTTCACCATCTCGGTGCGCTTCGCTGCCGTGACCAGATCCCACCGGACGAGCGCGTGGTACTCGTTAATCGGTGGCGGCAAGCAGCCGCCGCCCGTAGAAATGCAGTTGTAGGGGAAGATTCCGGCGGTCGTGCCGGCCCCGGCGTACCAGGCGCCCGCCCCCTGCTGAATGTCAGAGCGGAAGAAGTTCTGCCAAGTCGAGTCGCCCTCGGCTGAGTTCGAGAATGGATAGAAGATGATATTGGCGTAGTAAAACCGCTTCTTCCCACTGGCAACGAGTTGCTCAACCGTCGCCTGTTCCCAATCCCCGGACCCAAAAATGAAGCCATCATAGGCGCCATAGTCGAAGCTGCCGTTCTTGATCGCGGTGATGTCGGAGTTCGCGAACTGGCGCATGATGAAACCGCGCGGCTGGTAGAGAACATCGAGGTCCGATTCGTGGACCCGGATGCGGATGGTTCCCTCGATCGAGGCACGGTCCCGAGCGGTCAGGATTCCCCCATCCTCGGCGGATAGCGAGAACTCCAAGTCATCATAGATTCTGCCGTCGTTGACTGCCCCGTCATAGGGAGTGTCGTCAATCACGCGGAGGGCGCGGCGGATGTCATGATAGAAGGGGAGGTCGTTCGGGTCGGCGACATCGTTTCGAGTTACCACGTCTTGATGAGCAACGATCGTCATGCTCAGGGTGGACATGATCGAGCGATTCCCGATCTCCCACTTTTCCGCCTCAATCGTCAGATCGGAGACACCGATGTATGGACGCTTGCCAACTGCATCCTCGAACTGCCGGAGTCCGCGCTCGATGAGAACCGGGTTGATGAAGTAGTTGTTGGCCTGGGAGATGAACGAGAGCGCGCGCACCACCCGGAGCACGGTGCGCTCAAGGCGCTGCCCCAGATCGCACTCATAGACCTCGGCCGCCAGGGTCGAGGTAGAACTCGGGAGCGTCACGTCGATCTGCGCGCCGGTAAAGGTCGGAGTCACCGCCACGTTGTCCGTGAGGGGGACCGTCACCGTGACCGGCGTCGTACTCCCCGCTGGAACCGTCGCCGTCCCCGAGGCCGCATAAACCGCCGTGTTGTTGATGGCGTTCAAGAGACTGTCGAATAGCTTGACCTCGACGGGCTGAATCGGACTCGATCGCTCGACCCGGCAATACCAACGGCGTGTCTCTTCGCGGAATAGATGCGGCCGAATGAGAGTGGCAACCGTCCCCCCGGCCTTGTGGACGAAGCGCGCCATCTAAGCCGCCTTCGCCACGGCCAGGGCGCGCTCAAGTGCGACCGCGAACCGGCGCCGAACCTGTGGGGCAATCTCCCGAGCTGCGGGACCCCACACGGGACGAGCGGGAATCACCACGAAACGCTTGAGGACAAATAGGGGGCGTAGCTGGTCACGACCGATGCGCTCGCCAAAGATCAGGTTCCCGCGACGGGAGCGGAAGAAGAAGCCGCGCGGGAAGTCCCTGACTCGGCGTCCCGGTCTCCTGCCAGCCGTGCCGCCCGTAATTGCCGGCAGCGGGATGGTGAGCCACTGAGAAGTGCGCGGCCGAATGATGCCGCCCTTCTCGTGGATGCGGGCATAGACGGGATTGGTCTTCCCGCCACCGATCTCCTCGATGAACACGCGCCCTGTCACGGGTCGAGGCGGCGGCCCACCACTCGGCCCCTCGCGCCGCACAGAGGTGACGAGCCGTGCTGACCTGCGGTGCAGCTTGGTCGTGTATCCGAGCGTGACCGCGCGCTCGGCGATCGAGATTGCATCCGTCATGGCGCGCTGAATCTCAGTCGTAATGGCGATACGAACGCGACCGAAGGCGTTGTCTGGGCGGAGGCGCGCTGGCATCAGGCGACCTCAGCACAATGGGGAAGCCAGCCCTTACCACTCCTCCGGGGACGACCGTAAAGAGAAGCTTGGGCGGCCCCCCCATATCCGGCTCTGCGGCTCATCGGCTTGCCACTTGAGTTCCTGCGGTCATAAGCATGGGACGGCGGGAATGCTTCTGGACCAATGGGTCCCAGCGCTCTTTGCCGAACGGTCCCGAGAAGAGACGCTGGGTGTAATAGGAAATCGAGCCGCCCATAAATCCCTGCGCCGAGACTCCTCCCTTCCTCACCGTCTCCATGTCGCTGTGAAGTTGGGTCGAGGCATCGAGGATCAATTCCCACACCTCAGGCAGATCGTTCTTGATCGCCGAATGGCCGGCGGCATAGACGATTGTCACGTTCAGCGGACGGATCGAGTCATAGCTCCATAGCCGGTAAACGAGCGTCAAAATCGCTGGCGTGCCGCCTGAGTTCACAGGCCCGGGACCCGTCTCAAAACGGATTACATTCGTATTCGCCACGTCGATTGCCGACTCGTTCTCAACCGTCGCAGAGGTCAGAGTCACGATCGGCCACCGCCGCAGAATCAGCGCGCGCTGATTGTCGCCGGTGTATTTCTCCGTCGCGGTCGTAGAGAGGAGTTTCTGACCAATGGCGCCCTGAAAACGGCTCTCCATACGATCAATGATCTGATCGAGCTCAACATCCTGCTCGGTGTCAGTGATGCGGAGCGCCGTCTTCAAGTCGGTTCGGGTCAGAATGTCTCCCATGAGTTAGTTCGTCCCCTGCTCAGATCGTGGCGGTTGGCTCGGTCATGCGGTTATGGATTCGAGGGCGCCCGCGCGGACGCTTGAAGGGAGTCGGTTCCTGCACACCAATCGAAGTCAGGTCGTCCACGACTTCCTCAACGCGGAGCCGGAACCGCTTGGCGAACCTATCCGCGCGCCGGTCGTCCTCAATGGCGAAGACATCACCAGGCTCGGAGTTCCAACCCTCAAGCCGCGTCTTGCGAGTAGCGATGAACGTCCTCATCACGGGATGATTTCGTAGGTGGTGAAGTCTCCACCTGGGTCAATCACGAGCTGAATCGTCTTCGCTGCGGTCTGGACCCTCGGCTTGTCAATCAACCCCATCTCAACCAATCCTGGCAAGAGATCAGCCCTCGCCTGCTGCTTCTGATTCCCGGTCAAGGCAACTGCTGCCATTTCTTCTCCTCTTCCTCTGCCGGATCGGTCACCCGAAGAGAACCGGCGAGTCTGGCTTGGCAAGGAATACTCGTCAGAACCCCCAGGCGACCGATCCCGACAGAGGACTCATACTTAGACGGCGATGTTGGCGATGATCGCCTCAGTCGGATCAGCGTCCGGCCGCATCTTCTTGAAATCTCCCCGCCACCAGGCGAAGACCATGTTCAGGTCCTGCGGAACGAGCCGATCCCGCTCCGTAGTGACTCCCCGGAAGTTCCCCAGCTTGTATTGCTCGACGTTCACGAGTACGTCCGACGTAGTGGTATTCGGCCCCCCCGTCGTGTTGAATCCGGTGCTCGCCACGTCGTCGCGCATGGCGTCGGTCATCACGATCGGAGTCCCGTAGATTGCCGCTAGTTGCCCGGTCGCAATCGTCGCTCGCGGCCCGAACTTCTCCATCGTCAGGACTTCGGACGTGTCGATGAGATCAATGAACCCGGCAGCAGAAACGAACAGGCGACACTCAGACGGACGTTGCGCCCAATACTTCCCGAGCTTCCTCGCGGCGAGGATGAACTTCGCCGCATCGAATGACCCGGCACCAGCGACCACCACCTCGCCCGTCTGGTCGAGGAACTTCTGCCGCACGCCCTTGAACCGCGCCCTGGCGACTGCCGACCCGTCCGCGGCGGCATCAACATCCAAGTCAAAATCGGGAGCACCATCGGCCGTGCCCCCATTTAAGATGGCCTGCTCCAGACCGCGCACGATCGAGAACCCGACCTCTTCGGTGATGAACGGAAGGGCCGGAATGACCGACTCTTCCTCGAACTCACCAGTAACGCCAAGGTGAGCGCGGAGCTTGGCAGCAGAGAACAGAATCTTCCCGGTCGGCGTAGTGGCATAGACTGGATTCAGGCTGTAATCAAAAAAGGCGCTTGGGTAAGCCGTTGTCTCGCCAACCGATCGCGCTGGCGAAGCAGCGGTCGTGGTCGGCCACGCATACTCGCCTGCTGGCATGGTGAAACTGGGGAAGTTGGCAAGAGTATTGCCGCGGTTCTCCAAGAACCTGAGCAGGTCAGTACCCAGGATCGTTGGCACCCATTCGTCCGCCTCGGCGGTGTCAAAGGCACGCGCCATAAACGCATCGCCGAAGATTTCTTGCTGTAACGCCCTAAACTCTTCCCAAAGACAAACGATATGCTCATTATGAGAATGAGCAGGCCACCAGTTGGGGTTGCTTCGAGTCATTACCGCCCGCAGGAGCGTGAGCTGCGTTGCGATACGATGGTAGTCCTGCATCCGCTTGTCATTCGGATGCGACATCATGTAGTTGTCGTGCACCTTGCGGACGGCACGATTCGGCAAGTCGGACCGTCCCGCGATCGACTGCAGCATCCGCTGTGAATAGGTCTCGTCCCTGATGATATGGAACTGGCGGTGGGCTGGATCTGCCTTAGACTTCTCGATCAGGTCGTTGATGAGTCCCTGCACGTCGGTGCGGGACAGCATGTCTTTCTTTGCTTCACTGAGACGCTGATCGTGGTCGGCTAGCTTGGCGTCTATCGCCCCCGTGCGCTCTTTCGAGGCGTCGAGAGCTTTCCGCAGGTCGGCGATGATAGTCGCCGCCTCTTCTTTGAAATTGGGCTCGGTACTTTTGAAATTGGGCTCGGTACTCATGTTTCCTCCACATGGGTGCCAAGCCAAAAAGAGATTTGAGTGCTATGCAACAGTCATTGATTTAGCCAAGCCACTAGCCATCAGTCGTTACCGGCTCCGCTGGAACCTCGGCCCCAGCAAAGAACCGCTCAAGTCTGGCGAGAGGATCTTCGGGTTCGGCCTTCCGACCCTTCGCAAGAGACAACATCTCGTCACGCATGATGCGCAGCTCAGAGATGAACGCGGCATAAGCCTTGGCGTTCGTCTTCTCGATGCTCTTTGCCGCGAGATCCCGAACCGTCCCAACCCGCTCCTCGACTGCCGTTGCCGCCAATTCCTTGACTGCCTCCCGGAGCTCGTCTAGGAACCGTTCCTTGACGCTCGCCAGCGCGCGGGTGATCTCAGCCTCACTCGAGGCGCCCACCAGCGCGCCAGGATCAGCCGGGAGCGCCACAATCGAGAACTCCATCAGTCGGTTCTTGGGGAACACGAGCTTGCCGCCGGGGATGGATTTAGGCTCGGCCATAATCCGAAAGCCGACTGAGATGCCGCGAATGAAATCACGCTCCATCTGACCGCCAATTTGTGCGGCGTAATCGTCCTCCATGTCGAGGACACCCTGGACGCGCAATCCATCCTTGCCCGGCTCGACCTTCTCACCGCGCCCGATTACATGGTCGCGATCGTGGTTGTGGAGAATGACCGGATTCTTCATAAAGTCGTCGAGGGATTCCGCGAATGATTCAGCCGGGATGATGAACCCATCAACGTCGGCCTCCCCGGTGTTCGCAATACCAGAGAACCGCAAGAGACGAGACTTTCCACCTTCAACCACCGCCTCCCGCTCCACCTTGTCAATCATGGTCAGCCGGTGGACCGTTTCTCCTACTCGTGGAATCAGCATCGCACTCCCCTCAAAGCTCAGCCGGTTGGCGCTCGGCGGCGTCACGCAAGACCTCGGGACGGAACCTGGACAAGAACTCAGCCGCCGGGATCGTCTTCACTCCATGCACGTTCTTGAGCAAACAGCGCACCGCAGCGTCGCGCGGATTCCTTAGCAACCCCGCCTCATGCTCGCTCGGTGCGGGCTGCGCCGTATCCACCAGCACCTCGAAGATGGAGACGAGGCGGCTCATTTCCTGATGGCCACCCTTTCGCGGACGACATGCAGATCCCCCACCACGTCGAATGACGGGGCCGCGGCATCCCGTACCACTCCGATCGAGACCCGAGCCCGCTTGATTGCACCAATAGGCAAGGCCCCAATGGATACAGCCTGACCACCGATCGTGGTCACAACGCCCGTACCGCTTGCTAGTGCTAGAACCGTTCCGTGGATAGCAACACCGCTTAGCTGCGCCTGCATGCGATAGTTGGCATGGACCCTGCTGTGGATTGCTGAGTTCCCAAGCAGGCTAGCTGTAGACATGAACTCGTAGAAGCCGCCATTGTCGGCGTCATCCACCTCAAGAATCATGAAGATGCCATTGGTTACAGCACCAGCCGTCACCGCTTGAAGGCGGAGAACCATCACGAAGAAATACATATCGCCGAGCGTGAGGGACAAGGGATCGGAAATCCCTTCCTTGGTGGTTGTGCTCGCCGTGGTTCCAGTAACACCAGTCCCAGTGAAGCGGATAAATCTCCCTGGATAGCCCCCAGCGACGGTTGAAAAGGTTCCAGGCATTTACGGCAGCCTCCCGGTTCCTGAGCAGAATGGGCATGGCGGCGATGCGCTGCTATACCGCAAGGTGGTCCGCAAGAGCGGATATATGATGGGCGGCTTCGCATCCGCCGGCCTCCAAGGCTTGGAAGTCCCTGGCAGAGGCGTGATGGTCGCCAGCTCGCTCACGGTGCTCCCGGGCCCGGCTCCGATAGCGGGGGTTCGGGCGTCGTTTCGGGAATGGCGTCTGGCTCCGGTCGCTCTGTCGGTTCGGGCTCGGATTCTGGATTCAAGTTCGGTTCGGTGATTGGTGCGCTCATTCTTCGCCTCCGCAATAGGGAATGGTTCGCTCGTCCAGCCCGCGCAGCGGAATGCCCACGGGGGAATCCTTGTAACGTTTCTTACTGCGCACCTTCGCAATCGCTTCGGCCGGATTGTGAGCTGACACCCATACCTCGCGGATCATCGGGTCCGGTCTGCGCTTCCTATCGTCGATGTAACCGCTCGGCGGATTACCGTTCACCGGCACGCGCCACAAGGGGAGCCGATGAGGAGGACGGACGGCGAGCGGGAAAGCCAGTCCGGTACCATTTCGCGGCTGCTTCCTCATGCTGCCGCCTCCTCTTCAGCTACAACCGGCAACAGACCGCAGCGACATTGGATCACTTCCTCTGCGGGTCCATCAGGATCACCTGGAAACAACAGCGCAGCGCCACCAACGAAGAAATGCTCACCGACTGCAACCTCTTGCCCATCCGCTTCCCGATGTGTCTCGCGCACCAAAGCATCACGGCTGGATAGCCATTCGTGACGCTCAACTCCACCCTGCCGGTAGCCCTCGAAGGTTCCCGAGTTGGCAGCGGCTAAGGCTTCGGTCCTCGCAATCCGCTCGGAGCGAACGGACGGTCCACCACGCGAAGGCGTCTCAGCCGAGGCCGCTACCGTGGACTTGATGCGGTCAATGAGCCCTCCTATCGCCTCGCCCTCGTTGAGCCCGGCGTTAAGCACGTCGCGCAGTTCGTCGAGCAGCCTCGCCACTTCCTCCGTGATGCGCTCCCGGTTACGCTGTACCAGTTCGATCATCCGCTGCGTGCCGGGATCGAAGGCCAGACCGTCGGTGATCTCCAGCACCGCGGCCTCGCCGAAGCGAATGACGATTTGCTGGTAGACCCTGCCTTGTGGATGCGTGATTTCGCGCAGCAAGTCGTCTGCGCTCGGCAGGTAGGAATCAGGTGGATCAGGTAGCTCACCACCACGCCCTTCCGCACGCTCGGGAGCTAGTACCGAGGGCGGCCGGCTACGCACCTGGCGGGCTACCCGATCCGAAAGGGATTGCAGGAACTTTCGCCAGACCTGAGACAACTGCGCTTCGGCGGTTCGGAGTGAGCGATCAAACCCGCGCCACTTCGCCTCGCGTTCCATCTCACGTTGACGGCAGATTTCATCCGCGCGCGCTTGACGCTCAACCTCGGGATCAGTAGTGCGCGAGGGAGGAGCAGGCTCTGGCGGAGGAGGTGCCGGCGCTTGGCTCGGATCGGGCCTGTCCTCCACTGGCACCAGGTTCGCCACGATGTAGTGAAGGTCACCGCCTTCGTACCCATCCTCACCGCGGGCCTCAAGGATTTCGTTCGGCGTCTTGAGCCCGTGCTCCAGGTCGAGGACTTCGCGCTTTTGTCGCGTCTCAAGCGACTCTTGCAGGGGCTCGACTTCAGAAAAGTCGTAGCGGAAGAAACGACCCGGCTCCACTTCTGGCACGATCGAGCGGTTAATCATCGCCTCGAGCCGGCGCGCGAGCGGCACGGCCTTGTCGGTCCAGTAGCGCTTCTGCTCAATCTCGAATCGCGCGAGGTGGGCTTCGGACAAGTCGCCGGCGACACCAGGGGGAACACCGAGAGCGGAAAAGAACTCCCGGCGATAGGCGTCCATGAGCTGGCCAAAGGCCATGTCCTTATGCGACGCCGAGAAGTCCTGGACGGTGATGTCGCCCTGGAGGAGAAGGAACTTAAAGGCGTTTTTCACGCCCTCCATTTCGTTCTTGACCATCTCCCGGAACCTGGCGACTTGCGGCTCGGTCATCGTCGCCGGCGGCTTCACCGTCCCAACGAGCCCCGGCATGCATCCGTGCTTGAAATAACCCTCGTTGAATACCCCGCCGTCGATCATCAGCCGCACGGCCAACTCGCTCGGGACGAGTGCCGAGAGCCCACCCATGATCGGGTCTTTCGGATCGAGATAGCGGACGGTGGCAAGGCGGTTGAGCGGGAGATTACGAACGGCACCGCCAATCTTGATTTCCCAGTAGGCGAGAACCTTCCTCACGTCGCGCTTGGGAGTCACCCAGTCTGGACGGAGGGGCCAAAGCTCCCTGGGGGGTGCGCCCGAGTTCTGGCTCAGGGGGTCAAGAGCAATACAGGCGCGGCCGGCGAGCTCGAGGTAGGTGACCGTGGCCTCCATCACGTCCGAGAAGCCCATCAGGGGATTCCCGTGGAGGAGATCGAATAGGCGCCCGCTCTCTACCTCGGGCGCATCATCCGCCGGCCCGGTCCTGATCTTGAACGGGAGTTGCGATATATCCTGCGCCACCTGGGAGACGGCGCCATACACCCAGCCGTTCTGGCGGTAGGCTTTGAGGCCCCACTCGATTTGTGCGCGGTTGGCCCAGGAATATGAATCGAGGTCGGACCCGATCGTGACGATGCGGGGGCCAGCGGCAATAGCGAAGGCGCGGAGGAGTTGGGCGGAACGCCCGTTCTCGCCGTGAACGGGGATACCGCCTTCGCGGTCGAGATCGGCTACGGCCTGTCGGTCATCAAACATGAACAGGCGACTGCTCGGGCCTGTTCTAGCTCACCAAGAGTCTATAACACCTAGCTGCCTTGGGGTGTCAAGTTTATTTTCGCGCCCCGCATTTCGCCAGTCCACGACCATCGGGACCACTGCCTGAGCCACCTCAATTGCCGCATACGCGCAGATGTCGAAGATGTCGTCGTTCCGCCCGCCGGGGAAGTCAAGGAGCTCGTTCTCGACCTCGAGAAGCCAGGGGGCGCCGGCCGGAAAGTAGACGGTTCCCTGCTCCATCCGTGCCTCGAGCGGGAGCCCGCGGGCCACCTTGTCCCGGTCAGCTACCAGCTCCCGAGCTGGCAGGCCCGAGCGGACGGCGGCCTGGATCAGGGTCAACTGGTAGCCCGTACGCTCGATGGCCACATAGCCCAGGCCCCACTTCCTGAACATGGTCCAGAGGGCTGGAAGCTGGTCTGGCCCCTCGATGCGCCTGCGGTCCAAGTCCAAGAGAATCAAGTCGTTATCTGGGGTCAGGTGCCAGGCGCCGATAGCCGTGTAGTCGGCCGAGGTCTTGATCGAGGCGGCCAGGTCCACCGTCCCGAACCGGCGCCCCTCGTCCATCCGCACCCGCTTCTCGCCCTGAGGAGTCGAGAGGATGAACCAGCCCGGTTCGCCCGGCTCGATCCGGTAGTACCGGAACCACTCGCGCCTGATCCTCGCACCAGCCAGGGAGACAAACTCGGCCAGCACCTCCTGCCGGAACTCAATCGAGGCCATCGTGGAACGCATATCCTCGATCTCGCGGGCAGTAATCATGGGGTTGTCGAAGGTTGGCCGCTGCCACGTTTCCCAGTCCTCACGCCCCTTGGCGGCGCGGAACAGCTCCTCGTACCAGCGACCATACCCGCTCGGGTCGATGGCGTTGGGCGTGGACGGGAAGATGGCCCAGCCCTGACGGTCGGCCAGCGCCGGCCGGATGGTCGGCCAGGCAAGAGGGTGAGTCCGTCCCGCCTCGTCGAAGATCACTCCGTCAAGACTCTGGCTCACGAGCGCGGTCGGATTGTCGGCTGACATGACCGAGAGGGCGCCGCCCCCTAAAAGCACAAGGCGCCTCTCCACCTCGTTTTTCGAGACAATGACATCCCGTAGCATCTCCTTGAGACCAGGACGGCCAGGCTCGCCCTCCCATACAACCACAGCATGCTTGAACACAGGGACTATCCACCAGATATTGGCTCCACGGAGGGCGCCGGGAAACTTGGGCGCGCCGTTGACGAGCGGGCCGTGCCCATCGGTACCGGCGATCTGGCAGATGGTGGTCTTCCCGTAGCGGCGTCCGCAGACCGGGATCTTGAACCTGGCAGGCGAGAGGAGAATGGGCCGCTGGTGCGGCAGAGGAGTCGGCGGCGTGATGGAGAGGGAGGGGGTCACGGCTCCTTGATTCGGCGTGAGCTTACTCGACCCTTCGTGTTACGCACCATCAATTGTGATGGCGAGAATATACGGGCCGCCAAACGAGCAAACCCAACGGCTTCTTTTTTGGTCCTGAATGCACCGCTCGTGCGCTGTGGACCACTAACCCCTTGGGTGGATATGCTAACAACCCAATTGGTTTGACCCAGGACCGGATCATGCAAGCGTTTATGGAAAACGCTCAGCCTAGACGCCATCAATCCACCTTCACCAATCCAAGAAATCGCGCGCCATCTGGCCAGTCAATGAGGCGTTCCACCTATAAACGGCAATCCACGCATTCTGGTCCGCGGTCAGCTCATCGGTGATTTCATAAACCGCACAACTCTTGTGATCGTCACTCACCACTCGCACTCCAGCAGTGAAACTCTCGACCACCTGGCGCTGACCGTCTTTCATCCCACCCCTAAACTCGATCATGCGCTCATCCATCTCACTCCACCCACCTCACCTTGATCTCCCCCCAGCTCGAGGGCTCGACGGCCGTGGCGTCTTCCGCTACGCGATAGAATCCACCTGCACCATCGGCATACCACTTGGCCCACTGCGCGTCGCCGATCTGCCCGCCCTGAGCATTCATGAGCCGCAACGCCTCGAAGTCGCCTTCGTTCTCAACGAACACCCGTCCCGGGTCGGTGTAGAAGCCGGCATAGACGACACTGAAAACTCCGCTCTCGGGGAAGTGGTCGTCGCAGTAGCGGTAAAGATCTTCCGAGATGTCAGCGGTTATGTTGTCGAACATGAGCCGCGGCACACACTCTCCAGGCACGCCGCCGACGATGCGGATGTTGTGCAGGATGAGCTCGGCATAGCCTTGTTCGTAGATGATCCTGGTTTCGCCGTCAATGAATCCCTCGAAGCGGGGCTCGGCCGATGCCGTGATTGGCATGAACACGAGCAGGGCTGCCATCCCTAGCGTTCTCATTTCGTCCTCTCCTCCTACGTTGTCGCCACTGCGGCCGCATCTGATCCGAGATCCAGAATCTCCAGGTTTCGGATCTCGAACGCTTGCCCTGTCGGTTGGCCCCCTGGTGTATCACGATCCCAATTCCCAAAAGCCGCTGAACGCAACGGCCACCAAGGCTCGGTCAGGTCTCCCTCCACAATTGCCGTGGGCTCGCCGTTGATTGTAACACCATCCTTGGCCAAGTAGGTCATCGTCGCCTTCCAATGCCGGATCGCCGTCAGTTCGAGCCTGAGCCGGAACTTGAGCCATTCGTCGATGGTCCAGTTGATAAGGGTAAGCGGGGTGCAGTTGATGTCGTAGACCGGGAGATGCAGGTCATAGAGAAGCTCGGCCCCATCCCATTGGCGAACACCAGTCCGCCAACCGGACTTGCTCGGATCTCCCCAGCCGGTATGGATCTCAAAGTTGTTGAAAGGCTCGGTCTGTAAGCTCGCCGGGCCGCAATGGCTTTGGAAGTGGAAAAAGTGGCTCCCGCCGGAGCGACGCGCCGGGCTCAGGAAGTTCAGGTGCGGCACGGTGACTTCCATCGTCGCTTGGACGCGAGTAATACCACCCTCGGGCATCACGAACTCTTTGGTGACTTCCGAGTTGTTCCCGATGCGGAACTGAGTCGCGGAGCTGGCGAAGCTCCCGCCATTGTCGAAATCGTGCCGATACCAACCGTTGAGCGCCGTGGCTGGAACCGCATCGCGGATGTAGCAACCAATGGCCGAGGGAGTACCGGCCGCGCAATCGCTCGCAACCGGACAGACGCGCGGCGGTCCTTGCCCTCCGGGTCCCGCGCCAGATCCTATCGGTTCTTGCACTGTGAGATGACGCACCATCGCTCGCTACTCCTTACCGTCCCCGTCTCGCCTCAGTCAACCTCGAACACCTCGACTTCCTCGCTCGTCGGCCGGCTCAGACATCAATCTGCACCGATGGTAGCTCTTGCTCGGTTGCCTCCCTTGCACCGCCAGCCACGAGCCATTCAGTGAACTCCATGTCCTCACATGCATCGTTACCCAACGCGAAGTTGGCCTTGCGCCAGCCTTGATAAGACTCGAACTCTTGAAGCAGGTCCTTGTCCTCAGCAAGAAGGAAATGACGGCATACGGTGGTGTAATAATCCCGGCTATCCACGATGCACACGAGGCGCAGGCCGCCGATCATGGCTCGGCCACGGCTTGCTCATTGCGCCCACTATAGCCGCACACGTCACATGATCGCACGACGGTTCGCAGCGCACCGCCATGCTTAACA